CTTAAACTACTGCTTGAAGTTCCATCACTCAATGCAATCCATTTGTCAGTAGTTAACCCTTCATCAACCAAAGCAGCAATATTTAAAAACAAAACTCCACTTTCACTATTAAACAAACTTTGATTACCAGCATTTGTAACTGCATCAGCTACCCTACTTGTTGTGCTTCCCTCAGTTGCTGGTAGCATTAAACTACTTGCATAGTTGCTTTCTTCGAGTTGGGCAAAGGCTATGTATGCACCACTTGTTCCATCGCCATCATATATCTTGTCATTATCTGCCTCGCAAGGTTTTAATTCTATTTTTGCATTACCAGTACCACCACTTAAACCGACAACCGAACACCTATACCACCCATTTGCCATTGGTGTTATATGTCCTAACCCAAATGTTTCTGTTCCAACAATTCCATTTGATATGTCAAAATATACTTTTGCAGAAAAATTTGTTATATTATCACTCTCAATGCTAAACCAAGTTCTCCCATTAGGTTTAACATAAACACTTGCGGTATATGTTGTTCCACTTGTAAATGCTATATTAGAACTTGCTATATTATGTTCTGCTCCTACACTTACATCCTCCACCAACTTATAAGCCTCCAATGGGTAATCAATTGAGGGGGAGGAGAAGCCATCACAAGCATATAACCTAAAATTATCTACCCTGCAAGTACCTGCTCCGCCTAAGTGTAAATAAGCTCCCCTTTCTGCTCCACTACACATAAAATAAACTGTGTATTCAACCCAGCTACCTGTAATTGTCAGTGTTTCACTTGTGTTTGCCATATTTTGAAAACTTAACGTGGTGTTACCTGATATACTTTTTGCATAAAATTGAAGCCTGTAATAAGTACCATTTGTCAATAAAGAACCTTCGTTTGCATATATCCTATTTGCAGAATTATCTCCTACCCCACTTGCCACTATTTCCATTACATTACTACCCTCTGGTGCAGTACCATCTGCCACAGAACTACCTACTTGATTTCCTAGATTTGTCCATCCAGTAGGAGGTGTACTTATCCCTGCTTCAAATCCATTATTAGTAGGCAGTAATTCAGAACCAGTTATAGTTGTTGAACCCTCAATCGTTGCTCCACTCTTTGTCCAATAGCTATTGCCAAATGATTCTGGATATGTTATTAGATTTGTGGAAGCTCTTTGTGTTGACAGATAAGGACAACTATCTCCACTATCATAATTCAAACGAGGAACATTGGCAGCAACTTGCTCAATGTAACCACTTGCGTTTATTCTTGTAGTTGTGCTTGACCTTGCAACATCAAAATCTCCAACAGATGTGTTTGGAACAACGCTATACAACTCGGCAGCCTTGTAGCCACTTGGCTTTAATATTAATACGGCATCACTATATATACTCATTTTATATATTTTATTTTAATATCCCAATGATCTCAAAAATGCAGCCAGGCATTGTTTTGATTCTACTTTACCGCCATCATCCAGCACCCTGGTCCTGTACCGCCTAACAATTAAAAGCTGGTTATTATTCCAAATTGATGGCAGCTGTTTAATTAACCCTATCATTATTCTGCTGGTTCTAAATAAATACGAACTGATCCGCTTGTTAACTTTATTTTTTCAATCGGATATTCATTTGTTCTTACAATAACATCAGTATCTGTTAATGTTACACCGCTTAAATTATATGCAGAATCTGCATTTGCTGTTGTAATTACATTTGATCCATTTATCCAAAGTTCTTCAATCACCGCACCGGAATCCCTGGGAATAACCACATTAATATCCAAAGTGTGTGATGATGTATCTGAAATAATTGATGTGCCATTTCCAGCACCGGTTAATGTTGCCAAAAAAGCGTTGTTTGTTTTTAATTCCATTTTTTATTAATTTTTTTAAATTCTGTCTGTTTTTATAATTGTAGCCCACTTTATATCATTTATTCCTGTATTATGAATTTCAACAACATCAGCAGCTGATAATGTAAATGATGATGATCCGCCATTAATATCATTTGATCCATCCGGAGCAATGGTTAATGAATTGCTGGATGATATGTTGATTATTTTAATAATTTGATTTTGTGTTTGATCATAATTTGGTAATGTAATTGTTAATCCGGCAATCCCAGGATTACAATAAATAATATTATCACCATCTCCAATTGTATGGTTGCCGGTTATAATCGCTTTGTTTCCCAAGCTGCTGGTTGTTTTCTTTATTCCATCCACTTCTTCCCGCAAAAAATTTACTGAATTTTTTATACCGCGATCCGGTAAGTTTTTATCAATTGTATCATCTTCAACAACCGGGTTGTTGTTACGATCAACAGAAATATTAACCCAGCCGCCTTCACATGTATTAAAATTGGCATTAAAAGTTCCATTTTTAAATGCGTATTTATTCCCACCGGAAAAAACCAAAACATCAGTCGGATTAATAACTGTGCTAATCCCGCTTACCATTCCATTGTAAAATTTAACTGGTATTTTTTGCGCTGCAACAGCTTCAGCAACTAACAAGCTGTTAATTTGCTTACCATTATAAGCACCGCCAATTGACCATTCACCATTTGAATTTTCCCAGTTTGCCGATGTATTTAATATTTCTATTAACCCACATGAATAGGTGAATGGACCATCTCCGGTAAAAGTATTTTTAAATGTTAATTCTTCGGATGATTTAACCGCAACATTGCTTGCATTTCTGTTTGTTGCTTTATGTCTTTTTTCACCTGGATCAAGTAAATATGTTTCATTGTAAGTTAAATTGAAATTTTGACATGTATAGCTGTAAGTAACATTTGCGGGAACAGATAATGTTTCCCCATTCATATCAATAAATTCAATAAAATCAAATTCAAATGTTCCCGCACCGCTGTAAAGAATCGGTAATGTTTCAAAACTTGTTAGGAATGTTCTTATATATTCCGCTGGGCTAACTCCAAAAGGCAAATGATAAACATCCGACAAAACAACATATCTTGCAGAACTGTTTGTTGTCCATTGTTCAACCCCGTTTTGATTTGTATAGTAATATGAGCCAATTTGCAACCGCATGTGAAATTTCCATTGATGAAATTCATCAAATGCTGTTGGGTTGTTTGTATCTTTTAATGTGCATCTAACATTTCCATTAAATAAAACAGTAGATCCACCACCACCGGCAACATTCCCAAAACCAACCGCAGTTTCATAGTTTGTTTGTTCCGGTAAAAAGTTATTAAGGTTTATTGCTTGCTTAAAATTATATGTGATTTCTGCGCTGGCTAAAGCTGGCAAATAACTCCATGAACCTTGTTTTTTAAATGCAGTTTCCAAAACCAATAATGATTCGCTTGCTGATGTATCTATATATGTACCATCTTTTTTATAATTTCTGATATTTAAAGTTGATGGGTATAAATTATTTGTTTGCAAAAAACTAAATGAACCATTTGATAAAATTAATGTTGCATGCCATTTTATGCAAATATCTTGCAGCACATTCCAAGCTGTTTCATTTATTTCATTGTTGTACTTATCAATTTTTATATATGCGCTATTGGAAACCCTGGAAACCGCCAATGGATCAAGTGAATTTGCTGGTGATGATGTAAATTGATCATCTTCATACCAATCAACCCCGGTTTTTAAAAACAGATCATCAGTTTCCCAAAATCTATTAATACCACTTTGTGTTAATATATTAATTAGATATTCAATAAATGTTTCAAAATAATCAGCAGTCCCATCATAATCAACATCTTTTAACAGCCCTAAACCATCAGTTGCATGTAAAGAAAATTTATATGGTAATGCAATATCTTCAATTTGAATTAAATCCTGTAAAATTAACCCAGCCCAAAATAATTTATATGTTGTATCTTTTAAATAAATAGCAATATAAAATCTTTGTTCCTGGGCTTGTACAATATCATCAATAAAACTTTCAAACGCTGTATTATCAGCAACACATGAAACCACACATTCAGATGAAATTACTGGTGAAAATCTTTTATTATCTTCACCGGAATAAGTTATTGAAAAACCATCCAATGAATCCATCCCAATTTCTAAATTATTGGGTGATCCATCATAATCAACATCAATTATATCAACGCGATATTCAAACCCATCAATGGATTTCCAATCAGCTCTATATCTTATATCTGCCATTTAAAATTAATATCCGGTTGTTCTATTTCTATCCGCTTTTGCTTTGTCAAATACTAATAATAAATCCTTCCCACTTATTCGGGATGTTCCTGTAAAATTCATATTACCACCAGCACCCATGCCCCCGGATAATGGAATTGGTGATGGAACAACCATTTCCCCGGATGTTAATAATGCTGGATATGTATCATTTGGAAATCCACCCGGCACAATTCCGCCATCAGCAAATTTTGGGATCGCTGCAAATGCACCCAATACAGTACCAACCAGGGTTGCAATAAATACAGGGGTTGCAATTATTGCACCCGGTCCGGTTGCAGCACCGGATGATGTACCCCCCATTATTGCGTTTGCTATGCTTTGAGCCATTAAGATGCTAATCATTTTAATTGCTCCTTTAATTAACGCTTTTATAAACCCTTGAAATCCATGATCAGCTAATTTTAAACTTCTTAACATTCCATTGGCAAATGATGCAAAAGAATCAGCAATTGCAACCCCAACCGCTTCCGAAATTTCTTTTAATTCTGCCAACGCAACTTTCATTTCTTCAATATTTGTTTTATCTACATCTGGAAATAAAAATTGAATTGCTTTTTTTGTAACGGGTTTTAAATCCAGGACCTTTTTAACATCATCCGAAATTGACCGATCACCACCATCAGCCATTTCAGGTTTATTAGTATTTTGACTCGGTACAACTTCATTTGTTTTTCGTGGTCCAATGGGTGTTACGCTGTTAAATTCGCGAATCGCAGTAATTGCTTCTTTTGCTTGGGTTGCAACCTTTCCGTATTCGTTAGCAACCAATTTCAAACCTTCTTTAAAATCTTTAATTCGTTGAATCAGTATTTCTTTATATAAATTATTTTGAGTCCTTGCCGCTTCACTCTGCGCAACGCTTAATTCATTTTCAAGGAATTGTTTAAGTGATTTAAGTTCACCATCAGTTAATTGACTAATATTGTCTTTTAGATTATCAAAGCTTCCAGCCGTTTTAAGCACACCATCAGCGCCCATTTTCATGCCGGCAACTAATTTAGTCCATATTTCTTCACCTAATGCCGCGTTAACATCTCTAACGGCATCCCCAAGTTCCCATTGGGCTTCAGCTGCATCCTCTGAATTTGATGTAAATAAATATAATGCAGCTGTGGCTAATCCTATTACAGTAATTAACGCACCGATGGGATTTGCCATTATCATGGTTGATAATGATGTAAAAGCAGTTCCCAAAGCTGCAAATCCTGTAATTATCCCAGGTAAAACAACGCTAATAAAAGCACCAAGCACCACCAGCACTGGACCCATTGCTGCGGCAATTAATCCGAGCATTACTGTTATTTTTTTACCCTGTGGGGTTAAACTTCTAAACTTTCCAATTAATTCCTGGATCAATTTTATACCATCATCAACAACCGGTTTTAATGTTGTTCCAAATTCAATTGCCAAACCTTCCAACGCTGATTGCACTTTTAAAAATGAACCTTGTAATGTGTTATCCATTACCCCAGCCATAGATGCCGCTGATCCGGATGCATTATCAAATTTAACAGCTAAATTTCCCGCTTCTTCTGTATTTTCCGCCAGGATAGTGGCAACTGTTGCCCCCCTTTTTCCAAATAAAGCTAATGATTCTTTATTTTTATTACTTGCATTATTTATTCTACTAAATGCTTGTTCTAATGTAATTCCATCTTTTGCCAGCGTTAAAAATATGTTCCTTAATGATGTGCCGGCTGTTGATGCATCAACCCCGCGATTAACCAAAACCCCCAGCATGGCGGTTGTTTGTTCCAACGACATCCCGGCATTTTTAGCAACCGGGGCAACTGTTGCCATCGCGGTTTTAAATTTTTCCAAATCCAACGCGCTGGATGAAAAACTTAATGCCATTACATCGGTAACCCTTTGCATTTCGCTGGCTGATAATTCAAAACCCCTTAATGTTGATGCTGCAACTGTGGCACTTTCTGCCAAATCTGAACCAGTAGCCAATGCCAAATTTAATGTTGCATCAGTAACTTTTAATATTTCATCGGGTTTAAATCCTAATTTTGAGTAATTAAGCTGCAACGCGGCAACCTGGCTGGCAGTAAATCGGGTTGATTCTCCCAGCAGTTTAGCATTTTTTGTTAATTTTTGAAATTCAGCATTTGTTGCACCACTAACGGCATTAACTTTTGCCATTTCTTGTTCAAAATTGGCGAATGTTTTAACCGATGCAGCACCCAGGGCAATTATTGGCGCGGTTACATACATGGACATTGATTTGCCCATATTTTTCATCTGACCACCAACCCGCTTCATGTCCCGCGACATTTTCCGCATTTGCGTTTGGAAACCTTTTATATTTGCTCCAACCAATAAAGTTAATGAAGATAAATTTCTTGCCATGTTTTATTTATTCAAAATCAATAAATTGCTTCAATTGATTTGTATTTTTTATTGTGGGTTTTTTATTTCCTTTTAAGAAATCAGCAAACGATTTTGGTTTTTTATTCTCTTTTATATATGGATTATTCATCATAATAGAATACACCAAATAATTACTGCGTTCCCATTCTCGTTTTTCGGTTTCTTTTTTGTGATCAAAAAACCCCATCATTTTATTAAAGAACTCACCCAACTCAATGTTTTGGTAATCATCCAAACTTAAATTCAAAACCCCCAACGCTTGCTGTTCAATCCAAAGCCAGGTTGTTATTTCTTTTTTTTTGTTTGCTTTGAAACATTTAATGATTCACCAGTATCCATTGATAATTTTAATATTGTAGTTAATTTACCAAATTCATCTGCATTTTCAAATGCCATATCAATAACATCATCAACATCAACATCACAATCAATATCACTTTTTTGACAACCCCTTTGGATTCCTGTTAAAAGTAACTCACCCATGTTTTGAATTGATTCAAAACTTCCATCTGATAATTTTGCAACCCATTTATCAAATTGTTCAATTGTTTTTAAATTTTTAGATAATGCAAAGGATTTGATCCTACTTAATCCGAATTTCACCGGATATTTTTTACCATTAATTATTACTTCATTCATTGCTTTTATTTTTTAATTTTAAAAAAAACCCCACCCACCAAAATAGCAGATGGGGTTCAAAGTATGAGAAAAAATTACTAAGTTACTGTTCCTTTTGTTGGTAAACCACTTCCAGCAAATGCATAACTGATTTTACTATCTTCTTCAACACCAGCTTCAACATCAAATTTTGTTATATAAGCTGTTCCGGTAAATGTTGTATCACCGGAAACCTCAGTTGAAAATAATAATGTTAATGCAGTTCCATTTATTAAAGCTGTTGATAATTCATCATAGCCTTCAGTCGCATCAAATGCTGTTTCAGCATCTCCGGATGCTTCCCATGATTTTTTTCCTGGTCTTTTAGTACCCCAGCCACCATCATCTTTTGTTATGGATTCTCTTGGTTCATGTGAAAAACTAAATGATGCTGATAATTGTTTGTCTATTTTAGTGCCGCCTATATAGATCGCCAAAATAGTTCCGTTAATTGTTCCCGCTGTTGCCATTACTCTTTAATTTTTATTTTGTTTTGTTTATCAATTTTTTTTTCTAAATATCCATCACTTTTTAATTGGGTATAAAAATCCCCAGTTACATAAAAAGTTCTACCCGCTGGGATCACCTTCCCATCCAAACGCTGAAAATCCCTGGTTAATGTTACCTGGTATCCTCCGCCAATGTATTGCGGATCAGATTCTTGTTTTTTCTTTGCCATGTTTATATTTTTATTCTAATTATATAATCCTGTTCTTTTCGGTAAAAATCATTTTCAATATCAGATAAATCATTTTCATCTTCAAAAGTTATTATATCAACATCATAACCACTATAATTTCCCGTTTTATATGATATTGCATCAACAACTTTATCAGATATATTTGTTACTGATGAATATGTATTTCCAATTATATCAATTTGCAACCTAATAGCTTTTAATGATATTTCCCGGTCCTTATTTTTATTGGGTGATGTTGAAATTACTTGGTATGTTATATATGGCAATTCAGTTCCCTGGGTTGCCATTAATGGATAAATCTTTGTTCCAACCAAACCGGTAACATTTGAATCATTTGAAAGTATATTATAAACAATATCCCCGATCATAATTTTTTCAGATTTCTTTGAATTACCCTATCCAAATATTTTGCAAAATTTTTAGTTAACAAACCACCAATATTTGATTTTTGATTATCAATTGCTGGGCGCATAAATGGGCGCGCTGGTTGATCTTTTCTATATCTACCGCCTTTTTTTATGCCAGCCACATAACCGGCATAGCTATTATCTTTTGCTTTTTTAGCACTCCCACCGCGGGATTTTTTAATTCCTTTTACACCATATTCAACCCATGCTGCATAATA